CATTATAATCAGTACCTATTGCTTCAGAATTTTGTCCATATATTTGTTTGCCATTAAAATATATTCTACGATACTGGTCTGTTTCATTATTTGCAACTCCACCAGGTTCTTGACCTACATATGTTATTACAATATGATACCAATTACTTCCATCAGCTATCAAATTATCAGAATCATCTATATATTTATCAGTTAAATCTGTATTACCTGAATTGTTAAACATATTATACCAGGCGTTATGACTACCATAAGTTCCAAATTGATTGCTACCTATACTAAAATATGGCCTTGCTGCATTTCTCATACCAAAAGAAAATCTCGCTGTATTTTCTCTTTTCCATCCCATAGCAAATGCATCATTTGCTGTTTCATCTGGTCTATACCAATAAGCTACAGTAAATCCTGATTTTGCAAGTGGTATTCTACCAGAACCTTCCGCAAAGCCTTTATTTGTAGGATCATTAGGAGTAAAATCAGTTCTTACCAAATCCGCTCGTGGGTTAGGATGATTTGTATCACCAGTAAATGATAAGAAATAATTTTTAACAAGGTCATCTCCAACTCGTGTTCTTTTTCTATTTATAAAACCTACGGCTCTATCTATTAAAACATTAGTGTCTTCGAATACTTTTTTAGCTAAACTTTCGTTTATTTGAAACAAATATTTATTCTCTGATATTTTTAACCAATTACCCCAATTTAATTTCGTATTACCTTGTTTTTTCCTAGAAACAGATATTAACATAGGGATTAACTCTGTACTATCTACAAATTCCATTTTTTTAAGTTTGTCTTCATATAATTTTTTTGCTGTTAAATGGACTTTATCTTCCATCCATCTGGATTTATTTAAGTCATCTAAAAGAACAGCTTTCTCTTTTTTTAAGGTTACAACCTCATTAGTCAATTCAGAAGTCTCTGTTTGTAAATTTTCAATAATTTTTTGTTTTTCATCTAACTGTTCTTGATGTTGAACTTTTATAGATTTTATATCCCCCATAGGATTAAAATGACCATTTAATTTTTCATGAATTTTTTCTTCATTATCTACTTCTTTTTTATATGTAAATCTAGTACTTAGTTTTTCGTGGATTTTTTCTCTGTTATCTTCTTCTTTTGTAACTCCAGAATAACCAAACTTCTCTCTTAATAACTCTAAACTCATTATCTTGGCCTCTCTTCAATTTGTAAACTTGACAACCTACTTCTATGAGCAGTTGCCTTTATTGTATGACTATAATTTGGATGACCACCTATTATTTGTGGTTCTGTAACTCCATTTATTTCCCAATAAAAATCATTCCAATCACATATATCACCAGCTTCAGGAAAGAAATTCAAACTACCACTTGCCAAATTATTTCTTTGAAACATTAAATCTATTGTTGAATTAGTATCAGGACCAACCTCATTGAATTGTTCAACTTCAGGTGGATTAAATCTTATTAAACAATTAACTCTAAAACCTACATTAAAATATTTTGTAGCACTTTCACCATAAAGATTATCTTTCGTATGTGTAGTATCTATTTTATAAATATCAACTGACTGCCCAACAATCTCATCAATTAATTCTTCATTCAAATGGTCAAACAAATTTATTTCTTTTTGTGTGACGAAAAATGGTCGTGTGGCAGACATTTAATTATCCTATATAAAGTGGTAATGGAGCTTTTGCTAATACTTCTCTTTGTGCATTTGACTCCTCGGCTTCAGCCTTTAACTTTTCAGTTAAAGATACTGACTCTAAAAATTCTTTCAATTCTTCCAATAATTGCGTCTTTTCCTCTCTACCTTCTGTTTTTAATCCTTCACCATCAAGTGTTACTTCAGCATCAGGAATAGGTAAAGCACTATATTTACTTCGTATAATACCTAATAATTCTTTAGATAAAGCAGCCGTAAATTTTCTAATCCATTGTCGACCTGGTTGATTAATTGAACTGTAAGTAATAAATTTATAAGGAACATTTGACGGATCTGATACACCACCTTGTAGAGAACCACTTGCATTATTAGTACTTTTTAACTCATCTTTAACATAATACTCAAACCATATCTTTTCCCCATCATCGGAACTTATTGGATTAGGAAAAATTCTTAATTTATTGTTATGAATTTCAAAACTATAAGCACTTTTTCTTACCAAATCAGATGTTTCAATTGCATTAGCTCTGGCTAAATCATAACTGATTGGTTTCAATACAAATGATATTGCTGGTGAAACATTACCAAAACCAAAAGCATCTAATAATTGTCTTTGGTCAAATGAACCAGCATAGGGATCATAAAATCTTGTAATTGAAGATGGTGCATGATTGAATACTCTTTGAACTTCAATTCTTTTACCTGTTCCTGCATTCCCACTACCATCTTTACTCTCACTAACATCAGCCCAAACTTCTTGTAAATCATAATCTTGTTTAGATGAAGATAATGTTATAAATCCTTTTTTCAAATTAACATTACCACCCATATTAGATATCTGTCCATATTTTTCAGATAAAGTTACAGAAGGGCCTTGTGTTGGTGTTACAGGATCTGCTGAACCAGTACTTATCGAACCTGATATTCTATTCTTTTCACCATATTGTTCCCACATCCAATTTTTAATATTATAATTGTTAATATGAGATGAATATTCATTTACTGCTTCTTCAAAACAAGCATAAATTGAACCACTTGGTATTTCCAATTGTAGTACTGGATAACCAAGTCTTTTAGCAACCCATTTGGTTACGGCTACAATGTCGGTTTGAAATGTAGAATCAGCATCATAAGTTCCATATGGTGTTTGACCACTAATAAATGAACCTGATGGATCCTGATAAGCATAATCTAATTTTGGCATTTATAGTTCTCCTTAACTATAAATATATAACTTAAAAAAACAAAAGGGTAACAAAAGGGGATGTTTTACCATCCCCTTATGTATTTTGTTCAACATCTATAATTAACTATTAGTCACCTATAGAAATTACTGTATCACTACATGAATGTCCCCAAACATACCAACTTGTGGATGATTTTCCTAAGAAATGTATGTCGAAAAATTGTGGAATATCCAATTTGATTTTATCATTACTATCACCATCACCGTAAACAACAGATGTTGTTTGACCAGTTTCATTTGTATCATGATGAACTACAGCACCATGAAAATAATCAGTATTCAATGTATTGGTGTGAAATGATACATCATGTCCATCAGCAGCTAAAGCACCGAATCCAACGATGTGAAAATGTATTCCCACTTCTGGTGCAGGTAGTGAATACACACTATCCTGACCAACATTAGGTATTACGATTAATTTACCAGCATCAGCTTTACTTAATGATTCTGTAGCAGCATCTGATTGTGTTTTTACATCTAACATTTTCAGTTGTGTAAAACCTTGTTCAACACCTCTAATAGCAGCAAGCTCTATCTGTCCAAGGTTCATTTTACTACCGTTGACATCACTTACTTTTTTAATATTATTTGCCATTTTGATTTTCTCCTTGATTTACCCAGCCGCGGGAAAATCAGTTAATGACCGTTTTAAGGCCTTTGTTATTGATATCATTAATAAATATAACAAAAGAGGGAAACCGAAATTTCCCTCTTTGTTACTTGTTAGGTTTTATTTACAGTTTATACTTAAATTAAGTCAAGTGATTTAACTTTAATATTACCATAAAATTCAGGCCTAATCATCTTCTTAGCGTAACGAGTCATCACACCTTTTCTTGGTGTAAAATCACTAGGATCATATACCAATGGAGTTGTGATAAGCGGAACATAAGGAGCATATACAGCACCAGTTTCTAAGAAGTTAGATCCACGGAATCCGACAAGGATGTTGTTTTCAGTCATATAAGGGTTCTTATAAACCGTATAACGACCAGCAACTTGTCCTACCTTAGAAACACCCATTGAGAACTGTGCTTGTGCAGCATCAGCATCACCAGGTGCACTATTGTAGCCAGGTAGTGATTCAAGTATAGTAGCAACTTTAGGTGAACACACGATAAAGTTAGCACCACCACGAAGTGTCAAACGATGAATCTCGTTAGACATTTTTTGAATCTTGGCAACAAGGGTTTGATACCACTCAAAACGAGTACCGTAGAAAGTGGTTGTTACGAATTCTGTATTTGCTGAATCATAATCCTCACCCTGCTTAGCAGACCAATAATCGGTTGTTACAGCATCAGAAACTAACAGATCAAGTATTTCCAAATCAATTTCCATTGAGATGTAATCACTCAACATTGAAGTCAATTCAGCTTCTGCGTCAACACTATGATAAGCGTTCAAGTCTTGAGCAAGCTCAGGTGACCAAACAGCTTTCAATTTACGAGTTTTCGCAACAATTGGTAAAGACCTCATTTCAAGGTTAACTTCTGGAATACCTAATTGATCAACAGTAGCATTACCTACTCTATCTTCAAAATCACCACGATTAGCAGCAGTAGTTTCTTGTAGATAATTTACTGTATGTGAACCTGATATTTTAGCAATACCAGAAGCAGATACAATCAAAGTAAGTGTATTACCATCGGCTGAAAGTGAACGGAATTGTGGAAATTCCTTAAAAGCACTAGTAGAAGCACCTGTAACGCCCCAAGCTCTAAGAGCTTTGTTATCAGGACGAGTAAAGCCACTAACACTACCAGTAATCTTATACAGCTTATGGCTAGCATTCACAGATGAAGAAATCTCACTATCGAAATCTATCTCTTTGAATGAAGCCTGAGATTGTCCACCAAATGCTACAGTAGCAGATGATGCACTAATGGAATATCCATAACGACCTACACCATATAGACCAGAATCTTCCCCGAAAGGAGCTTTTGAGCCAGATGGTGAGTTAGGTCCTTGATTACCCATTACATCATTATTAGCCGTAAATTTACCAACTGTTGATCCATACTTGAAATCCAAGTAGAATACAAGGCCGGAAGGTAAGTTCATCGGTTGAACAGAAACAAGTTCCTGTGCAACGATGTTACCAAATACTCGTCTTACCAAAGGAAGAGCAACACCAGACCATTCTTCATCACCTACACCAGCACCGGCGTTAGGGGATGTTTTAGAAGCCTCAGATATCAATTGACGAGCCTGGTTTTCTAGCAATACAGCCATACCAGATTTCTGCCATTCACCATCCATACCTTCTAATAGTCCAGATTTTTCCCACTTTGTTACGAGCTTTTGTGATTCTTCTTTTTGCTTCCGCATAGGGGAAGGGTCCAGAAGATTATTCATATCACTCATTATCGTTCTCCAAAATTAAATTGGTTAATCGTTCAAAATGCCAGCGAGTTTCTTGAAACGGTCTGCGACTTGATTCTCTTCCGAGATAATCTTAGTAGTCTTAGGTGCAGTTCCATTAGATTTCTTACTAGCAAATTCCTTAATTTCAGTCTTTTTAACTGAACCGCCGTCTTTATAAGATTCTGCCAAAGTAGTATAGACCAATTTGATCTCACGAGTTGTTTGAGCCCTATCGAAAGTCTCAACAATCTTGAGTTTTTGGTCATTACTTAAAGCAAATTCTTTAAACAAACGATTTGTGTATAAAAGTTTAGCATTAAGGATGTTAACTTCATGAAGCTTATCACGCAAAAATGTGACAGCTTCCTTATATTCATTAAGCTCTTTTTGCAAAGTATCAACAGCTTCGTGAACTTTTCCCTTGCCAGGATCTTCTTCATCAGAAGCAGAAGCCTGTTTTACACTAGTACCTTTACCGATACCAGAGGAAGTGGATTGTTCGTCAGTCTTATCTTTATCTTCGTCATCATCATCTTCTTCAGTTACGACTTCTTCATCTACTTCTTCAACATCTTCTGTTACTTTTTCTTCTTCTTCATCAGGACCTTCTGTAAGGTCTTCATCAGAATCATCAGCTTCAGCGATTTCCAGTTCAAGTTCTTTGATTACAGCTTCGAGATCAAGTTCTTCAGTTTCCATATCATCATCAACATCAACTTCGACTTCTTCGTCATCTTCTTCAGATACGATTGGTGCATATTTTACACCATCGATTTCAATGATATCTTCTTCTGAAACACCTTCCATCTCTTCTTCATCATCATCATCATCAGCGTCAATGTCAATATCTACATTAGCTTCGCCATCATCGTCATCACGATACATACGAGCCATGTCTTCTGCATCTTCTTCATCATCTTCTTCACGCCCCATGTCATCGTCATAATCGCCTTCTTCAATATCATCTTCAGCAAGTTTTGCTGACAACATAGATTTAAGATGTGGAGTAAATGCTTCTTCTAAAGCCATTTTAGCATTCTGAAGTGCTGTTTCACGAACTGCTTTTGCATCTGCAATAGCTTCTTTTAACAAATCAGACATAATTTGTCTCCATACTATTTTTTATAGTGGAATAAAGTTATTTGGAACTTTAATAGAGGTTTCTATATTTTAGACACCGTACAGACTCACGGTGTATTGAGGTTATATATAAATATAAAGAAAAAATTAAAACTAATCTTTTTGTAAAGATTTTATTTTCAACATTTTCATTTTTTTCATTTTTCTATTTTTAGCAGATTTCTTTTCGTAGTACTCTCTTTCTCGTAATTCTTTTAATAAATTAGAATTCTTAACTCTTTTTTTAAAATCCCTAAGAGCTCTTTCAATATTATTATCCTTTACACTAACATACATTAATGAAGTGTTTTGTTTTTTAAGATTTTTTTTAACTTTTTGTCTCATCTTATAACCTTTGTTGTTTTTATTCACCAAACAAAAGCTCCTTTAAAGTAGGCATACTTTCATTCATTTGTTTTTTAAAATCCTTTTCTAATTCTTTATGTCTTTTAGTTGAAGCAATATTTTTATCATTTACATCATCTTGATTAATTTCATTATCAGATACATTAATTGTATCAGGGTCAATAGGTTCTAAATCTACCATTTCATAACCAGTTGTCTTTTTTATAATACGAGCCAATTCTGTTTTATAACGAGCATACTTTTCTGATGGCATATATCCTGTATATCCCTTTGTGCCAGGAGAACCACTTGTGCCAGTTGCTTCATTAATCTTCTTCATCTTCTTCAATTAATTGTGCCTCAGAAAGACACCCACGAGCTACTGCCGTATGGGCATCTTCAATTAAAATTATTTCCGATACAGGTATTGGAAATTCATTTTGGTCAAATTGTTCATTAAAGACATCTAAAAATCCTTTAACCAATGATGTACCACCACCAATTACAATCGGTACTGCATCAGGAAAGTTAGGTACATTTTCCACACCTTCAAATTGAACCTTTAGGTTCGTTAATAAATAGTTAATTAGAGCACCATAATAGGAACGAATCGCAATTAATACATTAGCTTCTTCTGTTCCCTCTTCATAAATATCTTGATATACACCTTTTGATAAATCTAAAGTATCTGATGATTCTTTAATATTTGTTACTTTAGCCTTTGATACTCCAGTATCCATTGATACATTGTCATCAACCCAATCACCACCACGACTTACACTAAAAGACAAAGCAGTCATTCCTTGATACATTACGGCTATGTTACACATACCTGCACCCATTGAAATAGCTATACCAGTTAATTGAGTATCAACCAATCCCTCATATCCAAGTGCAACAGACTCTTCAATTTTCTTAACATTATATCCATATTGTTCAATAATAGTTCTCAATACATCTTCGTGGTATGACACTTCTCGTTGAACATCAATTGGTTTTGATGGTACACAATATACACAAGTTTCTTTATCTGTAGCATCACCAAGCAACTCACCAATAATAGCATTCAATACTGGTAAACTATCTTTTTCAGTCGGATTTAATAATCCACTTTTCATAGGTCGTTTTAATTCCGCAGTACTGAATATTTGAGCGTAGTTAAAAGCATGTTGACCAACAATGTGTATTTTATTTCCCTTTTCTACAAATGGTATTCCTTGTCTTTTTAGCATTCGTTTGACTTGACTCACCTCCCCGTCTACTGTTAGGAATGCATTTCTTTGTTTTTTAATCTTATCTTCTGTGGCAGCAATATAAAATGATGTTCCACAATCTAAACCTTTTGCCATATTATAACCCTCTTGTTAATTTTCTTAATTTACTCTTTTGAGTTTTTACTTTACCTTTGATAACTTCATCCGATTTAATCGTTGATGTTTTTGGTTTCTCTGTAGTAATTTGTTTTTTCACTTCTATATCCACATGAGTTGGTTTTACTTTTGGTGTTTCAACTTCTACCGCT